TGCCAAGTCTTTCTGGATTGCAAAAACTCCAAGTATTTCATCGGCCAAATCTGTAAATCTAAAAAATCGGCATCCACCCTTAATTCGACCATTGGCCGGACATAGGAAACCATCTCGAAAACCCCGTGATAGGAGGGGAAACAATCAAAGAAAACTTCATGGCCTTGGTCGGCTAGATATTTGCAAGCCGGAAGGCATCGAAGCACATCCCCCAGCTTTTCTTGGTATTTGATTATTTTAGGCCGCATCGTCCACAACGCTTCTATCTTGAATGTGATGAAAGTATTTGTTTAGACGAACTGGGCCGTGGGTCTTTTGTAGCTCCTCCCATTGCTGGGTCAGCCCAGCATATCCATAAAAATCTTCTTTGAAGGCCACATTGTCCTTTGTGCAATAAGCATAATGATCGAATACCAGCCCCATCTCCTCGGTGATTCCCCTTGGGATTCTGATCGGCTGGTGATTCAGCAAGGGCGGTTCATGACTGGTAAATTCTATGCCCTCGCCCCACTTCCACGCTCTGTACCATTCGTAGGGATAAGAACCCAATCCCCTGCGGCTAACCACAATCTTTTTTCCAATAAAATAATTACAATGAAACTGCGCCGAGGTTCCCGGTGTTCTGTCTTTTAGGAGGTCATAAACTTGAGTCATCTGTTCGAGAGTCCAAAACTCATCAGCGTCTTGCTCCATCACAACCCCGCAATCGACCGCTTCCAACGCCCTTCGTATCATCGCAATCTTTCCATCCCAAGGCTTGTTTTGCCATTGAACAGAAACCTTCGGGTGGTTTAGGTTCTTTACATATTCGTGCGTTCCATCAACAGAAAGATAATCCTTATGCCATTTGTCGGGGATTTGCCTGCACCATCTGGTGCAATTTCTAGGCTCTGCCACTCCCTCAACAATTCGCCATTGCCAAGGGATTTGGAGTTTTTGAAATATCTCTAGCTTTTTAGAGATATACGGTTCGCCGTTTAGAACGATCGTGAAAATGGTTAGCATTTTCCGTAAATAATATTTATCTCTGGACAAAAAGAGGCCGAATCAAATTTCCACGGAGTTAGGCCAACCTTATTAAGCCAATCCAGGCAAGCCTGCTCCCTTCCGTGATGGGTTTCAATTCCAATCTCCAAAATACCCTCACTTGAGGAAAGGCCAAATAAGGCATCCTCCGTTCCCTCAATATCGCATTTTACAATGGTCGGCCTGTATTCAGAGAGAAGACCAAGAATATCCATTGTTGATTGAATCTTTTTTTGAATAAAAGTTCCTTGTGTAAATTCCTTGGATAATCTTTGAATATCTTGCTCATTCAAGTCTACTCCAATATATTTTATGGGGTCTTGAGTAATAAAATATTTTGCTGTTCCATTGCCAGTTGCCCTTTCAGTTTCAGTCCAAAACCCACATCCTAAGTCGAGAATTACTTTCCCCCTGCAATCCAGCGACCCCCAATGCTCTATGGGATTTTCAGAATGAATAACTCCTTTAATCATTTCCTAAAAATGGCGCATCCATTCCTCCAAGATTTTTCCTCCCAAACGCAATCATAATTGAAGTCCTTGAGCCAATCATAATTATATTTGTTTTTGATGTCGTTGGTATCATCCAAGGCCACAATCCCGCCCTCTCTCACCTTGGGAAACCACACCTCAAAATCTGCTTTTCCAGAAAATGCGCCTCCATCTAGCAAGAGAAAATCAACCCTGTCTTTTAGTGTCATATTCCCCCAGACATATTTAGCCGACATTCTAAAGTCTTCCTTGTGCCACTCGATAATCTGCTCCAAAGAATATTGGTTTAGCATTGTGTTTGTGTTGTAATAAAAATCCGTCACCTCATCCTCGCTCATCCATTTCATCGGGTTGCTTGAAAGCTGATGAATTGCAAGTCCGCCCTGCCTAGAATCCAAATTGTATTGATGACGGCCTATGCGATCTGGGTGAATCTCCAAACTAAACAACTCCCTTGTTTTAATACATTGCGTGGAGCCGTCTCCGGTTCCTCCGCCAATCTCTACGCCAAGCGCAAGCCCTTTGGAGTATTCCGCCAAGGCTTTCCCAAATGGGTCAGCTAGGGTGATTTCTTGCATTTTGATTTTTGAAATTCTGCCGTGTATTTGATGGCTTTCACAACAACATAATTGATGACGGCTTCCCTATCGTTGGCAAGCAATTCCATTCCAACTTCATAAAGCTCCTTCCCTGCCTTTTCATCATACTCAATATCCATCAGCACATACTTGGTTTTGTCCGGCCTAGACTTGCCAAAAGTAATAACCCCTAAATCTTTTGGGTCGGTGGGCTTTGGTTTTCTAACGCCAAGAATCGGCTTTTCTTTTTTCATAGATTGCCTTACCTTTCTCATAAAATTCTGGCTTGTTGTGGTTCTTAATTAGATCGTCCGGCTTGCCGCCTGTAAACAAGGGGTTTTCATGCTTGAACTCAATATGCTTGGCCTCAATCACAACTCCATCACCATAAGCCCTTTCTGTAAATTCATTATCCGAATAAATTCCATCAGATGATTGATAATCTGGGTGGAACATATAGCCCCCCTGCTGTTCCAGCCTATTTCGCGTTAAAATCGCCATGCAGAGCAGTTTATCAGTCCGAAGCCCATCAGATATTGCCAGCACTTTAGAATCCTTTGTAGCCCCAATAGCGTTTGAAATTAGGGCATCCCAATGACGGCAGGGACTCCAATCATCGCTCATTTGAATTAAAATATCCCCCTTGGCTTGTTTTGCTCCATAGTTCCAGGCGTTAATGATGCCTCCGGGGTTGGTTCGGATGGCTTGGTGGGGGGTGTAATCTTGGGGGTCATCGTGATCTACCGCAAAAATCCATTCAACTTCCAACGGCTTCTCGGCCAAGGAAAGCCATTGCCACCGCCTCTGCCAAGCGATTTGCGGTCTTCCCTTTGTGGCATGAATGACTGAGATTTTGGGGGCTGGCCTAGCCTTTTTCATCTTTTCGACCTCGCCCTGTTCCTTGACCGAAGCGGAAGAAGTTTCGTATAAGTCCATCGATTGCCATTGATAAATTGCCTCGTTCAAATTCCAATAGTGAGCCTTTGGCCTTGGGAGGGTCATGCAAGAACGCATCACTCCCCAGCATTTCCCCCATTGCCCCCTCGCGGCGTATTCCTGTCCCGCCCAAAAATAGGCTTCCCTTCGATCCGGCATAAGAGTAATCGCCTCCCCTAACCATTTAAGCCTTTCCGATTGCGGGGCAATCCTTCCCAAGTTGGTTAGCACATCGTAGCGAAGCGTTTCCTCTAGGCTTTCAAAAATAAGGGCTTTCTTTGATGTCTCATAACATTCCGTGTATTTACCCGATAGAAATTGTTCCTGTGCTTTGTAATAAAGGGCGTTGGGGGCTGGCTCAATCACATCCTCAAGAATCTTAAAGTTGCGCTCTGCCGATGTTGCCTTGTAGCCGTGGGGTTTGTGAATCCTAACAATTTTATCCACGCCAATCAGCTTTTGTGGTTCGGTGGCAACAAGCATTTCATGGACTCGGTTCTTCCATCTGCCCTTGCCCTTCCGCAAGGCCATCTCGCGGAGGGGATTGAGTTGGGCATTTTCGACCCAATAACGGAACGCAATTAGGTCTGCGCCCTTTTGATTCGCTTGGTCAATCGCATCGTCCACGATTTGCGGGGCATCCTTCGCCATCTCATCATCGGCATCCACCCAGAAAGACCAATCGCAAGAACACGCATCTAGGGCCGTGTTCCTGGCGGTTGCAAAATCGTCTATATGAGGCCAATCAGTTTTTTGATTCTGATAATGAACGACCCTAGCCCCAAGGCTTTTGGCAATCTCCTCGGTCTTGTCTGGAACAGCCGACCCTCTAGCAATGCAAACAACAAGCTCTTTTGCAAGGGGCTTAAAGGATTCGAGACATCGGGCAATATAAGCTTCTTCATTCCCGGCAATTAAATAAATGGATATGGGATTTCTCACAAGGATTTCAAAGGGGATTTAGTGTCAATTCATACAAAAGAAAGGGGGCTAGAGTTTTTTAGGCTCTAGCCCCCGGAGGAACCACACAATTCTATATTAGGCGAAGTTCGTGGTAATACGAACACCAGCGTTCGGATCGATCACAACTTCATCCGTGTTCATGCGAACGCGAAGGACATTGCTCCGGCGAGCCTCATCCCGATAGCTCTCGGAGACGAAACCACCAGCCGAATCACCCGACCAGACCAAGGTGCGCCCGATGCCGCCAGCGGTGAACTCACCGCCAGCAACTTGGCCGACAACGATCTTGGCAGAACCGATTGCGAATCCGCCGGAGTAAGATTTGTTCTTACCAGCGGAGTTGATGGCCGCACGGCCAACCAGAAGCTTGGAAACTCCCAAAGCCGCCGCGATTTCGGCCTCATTCAGCAACCGCGCCCCGGTGTTGGAGATAACACCGAAGAACTGATTCTGCAGGAGGGTGGAGCGGCGGATAAGCTCAAACACATCCGCGTTCATCGCAACGCAATTAGCCTCATAACCCAGCTTGGCAAGAGCCAGCTTGGCGGCGGACACATCGCGAGCGACATCAATCGTAGCGATATTGGCTTGAGTATAGTTTACGGCGGCAGACTGGTCAGCCGTGGTGAAGGGGGTGCTTCCCGCAAACACAAGGGTATTTACACGGGCTTCGTGCGAAAGCTTCAACTGACGAAGCAAGAACTTCGCAGTTTCGGCCTCATACGAAAAGAACCTGTTAAGGTCTTGAGCCGCATCGTCCGGCAGAAGCTCTTCTAGTCCTACCTCATTCGTGGCGTAATTGGCCGAGGTGAATTTTCTGATGGCTCGGCTGTAGCTCGCACCGCTTTCACGGGCAAGCGCGCTGTTGTTCAGCAACTCCGCACCAGCCAACTCAACCTTGAGATAGGTTCCGCTTTTGGCTTCCACATTCTGCAAGGGCAGAAGCTCCGCCCCGATCAAGCCCACATCGGCCTGGGGAGCCTCGATCAACGCTTGGTTGATGTCCGCCCGAATCGTTGTTCCGCCTGCTACATATGCCATATAATTATATTCTTTCTGGG